CAGGCGTGCTGGTACTCGTACAACTTCCGAGAAGCTGCGCGTGGCAGCATGGCCGAGCTTGGAGAATCGAAAGACGAGATACGCGAACGCTACGGCCGATCGCCGGATGACTTGGACGCTTGCATCCTAGGACTCGCGCGCAAGAGCGCATCGCGGCCCACGATTCGCGTCATGCGTATCTAGCGAATCGGGTTTCGCATTTTCTTCGACTGTGTTTGACGCTGCGCGCTGATCCATTGCACAACCACCATCCGCATGAAAGCAGCAGGAGGAAGATCCTCCATCTTTGCCGCTTCGCGCACAGCGTCGCGCAAATGCGAGGGCATCACAACGGTCATGTAGACCCGACCCTTAGAGGCTCCTAGAAGAGCCTGCTCTTTTTTCGGCATTCGTTCACCCTATCCCACGGCCAATCGACGCTGTTCATTTTGCTTATAGACTCACAAGCGTGAGTCTGTCTAGGCGTAACCGCGTCAAGCCCTTTTCAGCCCGTGAGGGATCCTATCATCTTGAGCATCTTGGCACTATGGCCGGAGCTTCTAGATTCAATGGGAAAGCCAAAAGCCTAGAAACTCTTTTTCAATCTAACGGATTCGCAGTTCGGCCGTCGATGGCCGGAGCTTTTGAACTATCGCAGCCGTTCGAGCAGTCATGGATTGTCAATCTCTGCTGCCGGCTATGGTCGCGCGCATCGGCAAGCGTGCGCCCTATGATGTGGAACGGCCCGGGCGCAAACGCCGAAGAAGTCCCAGAGTCCGATCCTTTTCTCCAGCAGTTGCTGAGACCGAACCGGGATATGACTTGGGCACAACTGGCCGAGGCTGATGTTGTCCACCGCAAGCTATCAGGAGAGAGCTTCTGGTTCTTGTTCGGGCCCAAGTCTACCGATGGCAATTGGGCGCCATTTGACGGGCCGATCACGCTGCCTTTTTCGATCATGCCGGTCAACGGCGATGCGGTTGAGTATGACCCAGACGACATGGGCCGTCCCGCGTTTTGGTACTTCCAGACCGCAGGAAATCAGCGGCTGCGCGCACCTTGGTCAAGCGTTGTTCAGTTCCGGGACTACGATCCGGCCGACCCGATCCGCGGCCTTGGCGCGGCAGAGGTCGCCAACCGGCAGCTTCAGATCGCCTTCCAAGCCGAGCGCCAACAGGAAGCGCAGATGCGCTCCGGCGGCCCGGGCGCGTTTGTGACCTACGACCACGACATCCAGCGCGACGCGCTCGAGTCCTTCCAGTCCGACCTCGATGCTGCGACGCAGGACGCGGAGACCGCGGGTGGACTGAAGATCCTAGGCGGCGGCCCGAAGATTGTGCCGAACCCGGCCACGCCGGATCGGATGCAGTACATCGACCTACTCACTTGGTCGCGCGATGTCGTGGCGTCGACCTTTGAAGTCCCGGTGCATCTAATTTCTCCGGACGCTTCGACTTACTCCAACCTCCAGGAGGCGTGGCGGCAGTTCTGGATCGCGGTCGTCGGCTACCTGAAGACCGTCGAGGCGCAGATCAACGCGCAGCTTATCCCGCGGATGGCTGACCCGCGCTTCCGGCAGTATGTCTTCGGGTTCGACTTCGCTGGCATCGAGGCTCTGCGGAACGATCAGAGCGCGCGCCTCAAGGTGGCCGCCGAGATTTCGCTGGCTACCGGCGTGGATCTGGGCGAGCTGGTCAAGGCGCTGAAGCTGGACATCGACGGCTCCGTGTTCGCGTCCGAGGAAATGGACGAGGACGAAGAGGAGAACGAGTCCGAGGAAATAGAGACCGAGGATGAGCCCGATCCGGCCGAGGATCAGACGGCCGTTGTTGCCGATCAAGCCCTGAACGGGGCGCAAGTCTCCAGCCTACTCGACATCCTCCGCGCAGTCTCCGAGGGTCTGCTGACCGTCGAAGGTGCGGTGACTACGATCCTCGCTGCCTTCCCGTTTATCGACGAGGAGGAAGCTCGGCGCATTGTGGGCGGCGTAAACGAAGCGCCAGCGCCTGCGCCAGCACCGGTGGCCGCGGCCGTCGATCCAGCCTTCCTCATTATGCGGCGCCGGGATATTGCAGCGCATGAGGTCAAGGCTATCGACCTTGCACCACCGGCCTATATGCGCGCGAGCGCGCGCCGCGGCATCAAGCTACACGAAGCTGGCGAAAGCGGCCAAGGACTCAAGCCTCAGACGGTGGAGGACGCTCGCAAGATGGCGGCCGGTGAGGTCACCGAGGCTAAGTGGCGGAAGATCGGCCCCTGGATTGCGCGGCATAAGGTTGATCTGGAGGCCGTGCAGGGTGACGAAATCACACCCGGCTTGGTCTCGATGCTGCTCTGGGGCGGAGGATCAAGCTCTACCAGCGCGTCCCGCGCTCAAGCCTACGCAGAGGATCTTGTCGCCCGCATTGATGCGGAGCGCGAGAAGTCTGCTGCCGGCATGGAGCCGTCGATCAAGCTGGGCCCGCTCGAAACCCGCGAAGCCCGCGCGGAATACTTCCGTCGTTTCTTGCGCGATGTCTCGCTGCCTTTTGAAAAGAGGGCGCAGAAGAACGTCGGCAAGTGGCTGGCCGGCTATGAGCGCGAATTGCTCCGCAAGCTCCGGCGATTCGCAGAAACTGGCAAGGACTTCAGTGAGCTAGTCACCAAGGCCGACGAGGCAACGCCGAACCCGTTTGTTTCGGCACTTGTACCCGACCCGAAAGAATGGCTGGAAAACCTAAACAAGGCTCTTGACGATGTTTTGAGCCAAGCGTTCAAGGCCGCTCTGAAAGATCAGGCGCTAGAGCTGGGCGGGATCAGCCTGCCGATGTCCGATCCGCGAATCGTGCGCGCGCTCGAGACCCAGAAGATCAAGGTCGTCGAGGGTGTGCATTCGACCGTTGCCAAGCGCGTCAAGAATACCCTGGACAAAGAGCTCGGCCAGCCGTCGAGCTTTGTCGAAATGCGCCAGCGCATCGAGGAAGTTCTGCCGGAGCTTGAGGGATCGCTGAAGCAAGTCTTCGCGGACAAGACAGGCCGCGCTGGCGTGATCGCACGCACGGAGATTACCAAGGCCACGAACACCGCGCGCGAGCTACAGATGCGCGAGGAAGGCGTGGAGCAGGTTCAATGGATCAGCGAGCGTGACGACGACGTGCGCGAGACCCATCAGGAACTCGACGGCCAGATCCGCCCTCTCGGCGAAGACTTCAAGCCCCAGCTTGCCTACCCCGGCGACGATCGAGCGCCGGCCGAGGAAGTTATCAACTGCCGCTGTCTCCTGATGGCGATCGTCCCGGAACCCTAGAGATATGACCGAGATCATCACAAATAACCTGAAGGAACTCTCCGAGCGGATCTTGCGCGGCATCGCCAGCGTAGAAGAACTTGCAGCCGAGAAGATTGAGAACGTCATCGCAATCAAGCGTGACAGTGTGCCGCACTGGCGCACCGCCGCTATAAACGATCCTGAGAAGGGCGAGCGTGGCCGCAGCTTCCGCTTTATCGCCAGCGACGAGACCGCCGATAGGGCCGGCGACATCATTCGCGTGAGCGGCTGGGACTTCAAAAACTTCAAGAAGAACCCGGTTGCGCTGTGGGGCCACGATGCATCCTCGCTGCCCATCGGCCGCGTGTTCGACTTTGAGAAGGGCGCGAAGCGCGACAACACGCCGGCGCTCTTCGAGTCCATCGAGTACGCGACTGCGGAGATGAACCCCGAAGCCGACCTGATCTATCGACTGGTGGACGGCGGCTTCATCAAGGCCGTCTCGGTCGGATTCATTCCTACGAAGTCCAGCTACCCGGACACGCCGGAGAAGCGCGAAGCCGCGGGGCTTGGTGCGTATGGTGTCCTTTACGAAAAGCAGGAGCAGATCGAGCTCTCCCAGTGCTCCATTCCTGCCAACCCTAATGCGCTGATGAGCGCGGCTAAGAGCTTCGCGCAGTCTGGCGCGGTGAGCGAAAAGACAGTTTCGCGGCTGTTCGATGCGCTCGGTCTGCCGGCTAAGACGCAGATCGTTGTGCCCGAACTGCCGAAGGAAGACAAGACAGAGGAAGTCGCGCAGCATCCCACCACTCTGGATGTTGCCGCGCTCTTTGGTGAGATGAAATCAGAACTGCTCGCCGAGGTGCGCTTGCAAACGCAAAAGATTGAGGCGCTGGAAAAGAGCGTCAAGATCATGCGCCGCAAGCTCGCCTCGCAGGCAGTCAATAAGAACAGGTCGAGCGTGCCAGAAGCCCCTTCCGCCACGCTCGACCAACACGCCGAGTGCCATACGCAACCCAAGAGCTACGACGAACTCTTCAGCGAGTCCTTCGAGTCCCGGTTGCGCGCGGCTCTTGAGCGTGGGGAAGTTGCGGGGGGCAACAAAAACTAAAACCATGCCGACCGATAACAACACCCCCGAGACCCTCAAGGGTCAAGAACTCGCCGAGCGCCTGCTTGCCGAGATCAATAAGCAGTTTGATAAGCGTGACACCGACCTGATCTCCAAGCTGGAAAAGAAGGCGAAGGAAGAAGCGGATGCCGCCATCGCCGCCTTCGAGGCCAAGCGTGCGGCCCTTCCGGTCGTGAAGGGTCTCGATGAAAAGGACGTGTCCAAGTTCAGCTTTGCCAAGCTCGCCAAGGGTTTGGTGTCGCGCGACTTCAGCGATTGCCAGTACGAGGCCGACCTCTGCAAGGAAGCGGCTAAGACCATCGGCAAGGACATGAGCACCACGACCGACTCGGCCGGCGGCTTCATCGTCCCCGTGCAGATCATGGAAAACATGATTATTCCGCTGCTCCAGAAGCGGATCACCGCGCTCTCGCTCGGTGTCCAGCGTCTGCCGCTGTCGGGCTCGCCCGTCCAGATTCCTAAGATCACCGGCGCTTCGACGGCCTACTGGGTCGCTGAAAATGTCAGCGTGACCGCTTCGGATCTGTCCTTCGGTCAACTGAACATGACTCCGCACGCGGTTGCGTCGCGCGTCATCCTGTCCAACCGCCTTATCAACCTCAGCAGCCCGGCTGCCGAGCAGATCACGCGCGCGCAGATCGCCAAGGATCTTGGCATCGCTATCGACGCGGCGATCTACGCTGGCACCGGCGCGTCTGGTCAGCCGACTGGCATCCTCCAGACCAGTGGCATCAATACGGTTACGAGCTTCGGCTCGGTCGCAGCGAACGCTGCATACGGAAAGCTGATCGACATGATCCAGGAGCTGTCCGCGGACAATGTGGATCTGGCCAACTGCGGTTGGGCTATGCACTCGTCTGCCTTCTCCGGCCTGTCGAAGATGGTTGACTCCGCGAGCGGCTACAACATGGAGCGTCGCCTGTTCGGCGCTGGTCAATTCAACGGTGCGCCTCAATTGATGGGCTACAAGTACGCGATCAGCAACCAACTGACCGCGATTTCTGGCACCGTGGCTAACGCCATTCTTTTCGGCGACTTCTCGCAGTGCTATCTCGGCGAGTGGGGCACGATGGTGCTGCGCTCTAGCGACGTGGCCGGCGATAGCTTCGCCAAGATGCAAACGCAGATTATGGCTGCAATGGAAGTCGACATTGGTGTCGCTCAACCCAGCGCGTTCTGTACCGCAACCGGCATCCAGGCCTGATTTAGAAAGGAACTATTACACATGGTTGCATTCAATCCCCAAACCCACGTCAAGGTTTGCAGCAGCATCGCTCCCGGTTCTAAGACTGCGACGACTGCCGGCCGCGGCGTAGATGTTATCGGCTATACTCACGCGCTGGTAATTCTGGATACCGCGACGGTTGGCGATACCGTCACGGTTACGGTCCAATCCTCTTCGTCAGTGGAGACGAACTATACCGGCATTACCGGAGCAGCCTTCACGGCTGTGACGTCAACCAATGACGACAAGGTATATGCTGGTGTCGTTTATCTTCCTCCGCAGGCTCGCTACATTCGTGCGAATGCGGCGTTCGCTGGAAGCACGGCGTCTAGCTTTAGTGTGACCATCGTGCTCTTCAATCCCGAAGATAGCGACCAGTCCACTGTGCAAGCGGCATACGCTTCTGGCTCAACGAGCACGGCTGCTGATGCCAACGTGTTGTCCTACGCTTTCAGCGTGTAGTACAAACGCAAAGCGACCCCGAGCGTCTGCGAACGGCGCTTGGGGTCTCTGCCTTGTCCAAGTAGTTCGCAAGAAAGGCTTACCCATCCATGCTTCATCAGGTCTCAAGCGGCTGGTTTTTGCAGATGCCGCACGGAATTGGAAATCCACATGAGCGCGTCTGGCTTGAGCCAGGCGGTGTTCTGGATCTGTCCGACCCGTACATCAAGCACGCAGTCAAAGGTCAGGAGCACAAACTAAAAGAAGCTCCGGCCGACTCAGTGGTCTCTCCGATTCCGCCTGTTCTTTTGAAGGAACGAGAGTTATGGAACAACAGCACACCGGCCACTCCCAAGGCCGAGATCAAGAAAGTCGAAGCGATGCGTGCTGCTGCGGCGACTGGTTCGACATCTGGCATCGAAGCACCGTCTATCGGCGGGAAAAAGAAGTAGGCGATGCGCTACGACGACAAAACAAAGAACAATATCACGGCGCTGATGGCAAACGTTACGGCCAATGATGCGGTATCGGCCAGCATTGATGGTGCCAACTACAGCCACGTGCAGTTTTTTATCATGAGCAGCACAGGAGCTGGTCAGCGTCTATCCGTGAAAGTACAGGAAAGCGCAGACAACGTTAGCTTCACGGATATCAGCGGAGCAATCACGGTTATCAACGCGAACACAAGCAATGCTCTCAGGACGCTTTTGATCGATCACAAGAAGTATCAGAGATACTTGCGGATTCTATCGAACCACGTTCTCGGAACTCCAACACTGTATGCAGCGTACTGCATTCAGCAGAACGAGAAGAACAGCTTGGCCCCAGCGCCGCAGGTTATTTTCTAATGCGCTTTGACGACGCGACAAAAAACACGGCAACCGTCATCGCGGTCAACTCCGGGGCATTCACTGGAGCAGCGATTGACGTTTCAAACTACAGCCACTCGATAATTACGCTTGTTCTCGATTCCGGTGCGGGCGAAGACCTCACGGCATCTATCGAGGACAGCGATGATGGCTCATCTTTTGCCGCGACTGCCGTTCCGTCGATTTCTGTTGGAGCGTCCAGCGGGCTAGTCGTTCAAACATTCCACCTAGACACGATCAACGTGCGCCGCTACATCAGACTCGTGACCGCTGGCAACTCGCCCGCTACCGTTTTTGGCGCTGCATGCTGGCTGATGAACAACGCGCAATCCCTGGCAACTCCCCCTAGCGTCACACTCTAAAAATGGCATACGCGTACATCTGCATCGGTCCCCATGGAGTCTGGACAAAAGACGGAACCCGCTATCTGGTCAAAGGGGACCGCATCGACACGCTGGACGATGTTCCTAGCGGGATGCACCGAAGATTTGCGGTTATCGAAGTATCTGAGCCAGAATTCCAATCCAAAACAAAAACTGAAAAGCCGGAAGACGCATCAGCTTCTGAGGATTGATGGATCTCACGACTACACAACGCGTCAAGGAATGTCTGGGCATTAACGGCTCGGCATCGGACGTGCTTATCAATCAGCTCATCAAATCTGTGGGCTACGAGATTGAGCGGCTGATGGATCGGCACGCGCACACTAGCGCGCGCACCGAGCTTTATCAGATGCGCGCAGTCAAGCGGCTAGTCCTGCTCAAGGGCTACCCGGTCGACACCGGATCCGCGGTCACGGTCAAGGTCAGCACCACGGCAGACTTCACTACGGCCGACACGTTGACAGCGAACGAGGACTACATCTTAGATCCCCAGCGCGGCGAGCTTCGATTCCTTGGATCTTTTGAGCCGCTGCGTGATGCAGACAGCGGCCGGCCGATCGCTCCAATTTACGTGCAAGTCACATACACAAGCGGGATGGCTACGAGCACAGCCAATTTCATCACA